CCGCGAGCAACGGGCTCATGGATTTGTGGGCGCAGTTCCGCCTCCTCGACGAAGGCCAGCGCCTCGGCAGATTCATCAGCCACTACCGCAACCGCTGGTTCGTCCCCGACAAACGCAACGGCATGCATATCTTCACCTACAAACCCCGCGCCGGTGCTGAGGACGAAATCTATGCCGCGATCGGCGACATCACGTTGTCGATGCGCACCACCGACCACCTGACTTTGCCTGAACTCACCGTTACCACCACAGCCGTCACCTTGAGTGGCGGGGAGCGGGCGGTGTATGAGCGTTTGCGGGATGAGATGGTGCTCGACCTTGACGGGCAGATCGTCGATGCGGCGAACGCTGCCGCGCTCTCGGGCAAGCTCTTGCAGCTCGCTTCGGGTGCGATCTACGACGAACACGGCGACGCGATCGAGGTTCACGACCGGAAGCTCGATGCGCTGGAAGACCTCGTAGAGGCGGCGAACGGTCAGCCGCTGCTGGTGGCGTACTGGTTCAAACACGACCTGCAACGAATCACCGAACGATTCCCACAGGCTCGGGAGCTCAAGACCAGCGCCGACATTGAAGCGTGGAACGCGCGGGAGATTCCGCTGGCGCTGATCCATCCGGCCTCCGCCGGGCATGGCCTGAACCTCCAGCATGGCGGCTCCATCCTGATCTGGTTCTCACTCACCTGGTCATTGGAGTTGTATCAGCAGACTAACGCCCGGCTGTACCGGCAAGGTCAATGCGAGCCGGTGACGATCACCCACCTGGCCACTACCGGCACCCTCGACGAAGCAGTCCTCACAGCCCTGGAGTCGAAAGACCTCACCCAGGCCGCGCTGATCGACGCAGTCACCACTGAGCTACAACCCGCAAAGGAGCACACCGAATGCATGTCATGACCCGATACCTCGATACTCGCAAGGCAGCGATCGCCGCCCTGCAGGATTACCCGCTGATGGAGCACGCCGCCGGAGACACCAGCCACGTGGCAGATCAGCTTCGGGAGGATCTCGTTCACCCGGCATCGCCCAGGTTGGATGGGCTACCGCGCTACGTGAACCCGCACGGCAATGAGAACAGGATTGCTGCAACGTTGGACAAGATCGACCTGCTCGCCGAACGGCAACGCCAAGCACGCGAATACCTCGACTGGTTCCTCCCTGCCTGGGGACTCCTGTCGGAGGACGACCGTTTCGTACTCGAGGCATTCTTCCTCGCCGACGGGCCACAAGAAGACGCCGTCAACCTGGTGTGCGACCACTTCTACGTCGAACGCTCCACCGCACACCAGAAGAAGTCACGGGCGCTGAGGCGGTTGGCGACGGCATTGTATGGGCCGAGTGGTTTGTGAACCCATCCGCCAAAAGGTGTCGGCAAACGCGGATGACTTCCCCCAAACCAGCCCGTAACGTAGTAAGCGGTTGACAACTAGGCCACGACCCCCAGACGCATTTCGGTAGCCCGTCTGGGGGTCTTGCCGTATTCGTGGGAGGTGGGTGTGGTGCCGAGGAAACCGAAACGCCCCTGCTCCCAGCCCGGATGCCCCGAACTCACCGACCACCGGTTCTGCCCGGTTCACGCGCGTGCTGAAGACAAGCGTTACCGGACGTATCAGCGTGACCCTGCGATCAACAAGCGCTACGACCACCGCTGGCGCAAAATCCGCAACGCCTACATCCAAGCCCACCCGTTGTGCGAACACTGCCAGACGTTGGGGCGTGTCACCCCGGCCCAGGAAGTCGACCACATCATCCCGCTCGAAAACGGCGGTACTCATGACGAGGCGAACCTGCAAGCGCTGTGTAAACCATGCCACTCATCCAAGACCGCTCGCGAGGACGACCGATGGAGGCAACAACCCCGCCTCTACACCTACTGAAAACGCACGTAAGCCCGCGTAACGCGCCGGGTTTTGCGATCTTCAACGATGCCCACATGGGGCTTATTCGCCCGACTCGAGCCATCCTCGTGGCGTTGTGCGAGGGGTAGGGGGATCCGGATCTCTACCGCGCTCGGGTTCCTCAGCGGGCGGGGCCAACCGCGCACAAAATCACCGAATCAAACAGGGTATTGACCCGGGACTGTTGCGATAGCTCTGACATCCGGTGCGTGATTGGTAGATCGTTAGATCAGTGCGAGGAAATCATGACTGATTGAGAATCTCGGCTCATCCCAGTTGAATCCGAAGATCCTTAAGTGTGTGTCAACTAGCCTTGAGAGCTGCGCGACAAATGCTTGCTCATCAGCTCGTGGCAGATCATTTTCTCCCGACGGAATTCCACTCAACAGATTTCGGTAGTCCGTGAACCAGGCTGGGAGACGGTCGCGAGCTTGTGAGTAGCGAAGATCTTCAAGATCCATCGAAACTAACTCGCCGGAGACCGTTTCAAATGCGACACAATATGCCAACGGCTTCAGGGCGATAAGAACATGAGAACCGACTTCGAAAGCCAGTCGGTTGACGTCTCGGTGATCCTGATACTCCGTGACCGTTCGAAGTAGATCATCCTCTAGATGTCGATAGATCTCACCTGGATCCCATTCACATTGGTCAATTGGCATCCTATTTATCGCGCCAAGCTCAGCCCGATATTCATCAATGATCGCAGAAGCGGCTGATGTCAGGTTGTCTTCTTTCCAACTCTTACGATCGGGCGAAAACGATGACTCGCCACGCTGATACATCGACACATGGTTCATCTCGTGAACGAGAGTCTTAAGGAATAAGAACGCTGCGTCGGGGTTAGCTTCGAAGTTGAGAGCCCTCTCGAATATCTCTGCATGGAGCAATACAACTACACGATCATCCTGTGGGATCGTCTTACCACCAACGAAACCTTCTCCGCGCATCAAGCCGTATGACTTGGCCGCTTCGCTGTCGCCGAGTCGAGACTTAGTCGATTGAACGAAGTCTCCCGTTATTACGAGGGCTGCTCGCTGAGGATCGTAAGCGATTTCTGACGCCACATTGACACAAATGGCAAGGAACTTGGGCAATGGATTGGCATTCTCAATATAGTTCGCGAACTCAGTGTCGACACTTTCGAATTCGACGCCTACCAAGGCTAGGTCAGAGCGGGCCATTTCAAACCTTTCTAAGCCAGTGTCAATAGTCAGATCCAATACTGAGGACGTATTTCATCGAATGATCTCGTTGAAATATCACCGTATCAATCGGGTCCGACAAGTTTGCAACGACAAATAGATCGGACCCGATAGAACCTGACTCGTAATGAATAGGAGTACTTCAGAATGGCCCGAGACGGAACAAACCGTGGCGGCAGACGCGTCAGATCGGGTGCGAAACCCGACCCGTTGAACGAGAAGCTCGCCAAGGGAGTGACCGCTTCGCGTCTGGATGATCCTTACGATTTCGAAGGACTCGACATCGGGGATGGTGCGGTCCTGAACGGTGCACCGATGCCTGAACCGAGCGAGTATCTATCAGCTGAACAGCGTGATGGTAAACCTCTGGGAGCTGACCTTGTTTATCGAGAGACGTGGCAGTGGCTTGATGAGCGCGGGTGTACCGCGTTCGTCTCTAAGCGTTTGATTGAGTCGTATGCGCAGGCGTTTGCTCGCTATGTCCAGTGCGAAGAAGCGATCTCCAAGTTTGGTCTGCTGGGGAAGCACCCCACCACTGGGGCCGCGATTGCTTCCCCGTTCGTAGCGATGTCGCAGTCGTTTGGTAAGCAGGCGAACGTGTATTGGTACGAGATTTTCGACATTGTGCGCGCCAACTGCACGAGCGACTACTCCGGCAGTGCCCCGGGTGATGACGTGATGGAGCGCCTACTCAAAGCCCGCGCCTAGTGGCTTCTCTTTCTCTCTTTTGCCTGCCCCAGATGGGGTGGGCGTTTTTGTTTCCCGACTCTTGTGGAAGGTGTACGTCAATGGTGTCTCGTATCAAGACAGCTGAGGCTGTATGTGTAGGTCATCCCGATAAGCTCTGCGATCTGATCGCCGACCAGATCCTCGACGACATCCTCGTCGTAGATAAGGCAGCCCATGTGGCCGTCGAGGTCCTCGCTGCTGGTAAGACGATCACGGTCGCGGGGGAGATCACCACTCACACCCGCCCTAACATCCGCGCCTCGGTCACGAAGGCTCTGGGTCGGGCTGGGTATGGTGGGCAGCGGTTCAAGATCCGCACCCAGATTCGCCGCCAATCTGAGCAGATCAACACCGGTGTACGCACATCCCTCGAGGCTCGTGAGGGTAACCATGACACGTTCGCTTTGCAAGGGGCGGGGGATCAGGGCACGGTCTATGGGTATGCCACGAGCGAGAGCACCGTAGGACTACCACTACCGTTGGTGCTTGCTCACGAGATCTGCGAGGGCCTGGATAAGGCGCGTGAAACCGGCCTGATTCCAGGTATCTTCTCCGACGGTAAAGCCCAGGTGTCGGTGCGCTATGAAAACAACAGTCCTGTTGAGGTCACGACCGTTGTTGTCTCGATCCAAAACGACGAGAGCAAGGATCTCGAGGCGCTCGAGCATGAGATCCGCACCCACGTCCTGGCTAAGGTTTTCGACACCCTGCCGATCACTGAGAACACGCTCGTGCTGGTGAACCCTGCCGGGCCGTGGACGGTCGGCGGCCCAATCGCTGACACAGGTTTGACGGGGCGCAAGCTCGCCGTCGACACCTACGGCGGTCTCGGCGCTCACGGTGGTGGCGCGTTCTCCGGCAAAGACCCCTCCAAGGTCGACAGGTCAGCCGCTTACCAAGCGCGCCTGATTGCGAAGACGATCGTCAACGCCCGCCTAGCCACCGAAGTCACCGTTGGCATCTCGTATGCGATCGGTAAGGCAGACCCCGTGGCCCTCACGATCGACACCCACGGCACGGGCACGGTTGATCCAGTGGCATTGGAAGCAGGCGTGCGCGAGGTCTTCGCTCTACGCCCTGCCGAGATCATCGCTCGCCTCGAGCTACTCCAGACCCGGTTCGCCTCCCTATCCACCTATGGGCATTTCGGCAACTACCAGGGCGCGTGGGAACGCGGCTATGAGCACGCAGATGCTCTTGTGAAGGCGGTGACGGCGCATGCTCGTTAAAACCCTCCCGATTACCGCCTTGGCTCCGGCGGACTATAACCCGCGTAAAAACCTCAAACCCGGAGACAAGGAATACGACAAGCTCAAGCGGTCCCTGACCGAGTTCGGGTATGTCGAACCCGTGATCTACAACGAAACCACAGGCCGTGTGGTTGGGGGCCACCAAAGGTTGAAGGTGCTGGCCGATCTTGGCTACACCGACGTTGACTGCGTCGTGGTCGAACTCGACGCAACCCGAGAAAAGGCACTCAACATTGCGTTGAACAAGATCAGTGGAGAGTGGGACGAGACAAAGCTCGCCCTGCTCATTGCGGACCTGGATGCCTCGGATTTCGATGTGGAACTGACAGGCTTCGACGATGCCGATATTCAGGCAATGATCGGCTCCCTCGACGACACCGACGTGGCCGATGACGAGTTCGAACTGACTGCTGCTTTGGAGGCTGCAGCGTTCGTGAAACGCGGCGATATCTGGAGTATGGGTCGCCACCGGCTCATGTGTGGCGATGCCACCAACGCTGACGATGTTGAAGCGCTCATGGATGGTACGCGGGCGAACCTGATCCTGACCGATCCTCCCTACAATGTCGGCTTCGAATCAGCCTCCGGTCTATCGATCAAGAACGACAAGATGGGAGGGGGAGCCTTCTACGACTTCCTCCTCTCCGCGTTCACGGCCATGAGTGGGGTGCTAGATAAGGGTGGGTCGGCCTACGTCTTCCACGCCGATACTGAAGGGCTGAATTTCCGTCGGGCCTTTATCGAGGCAGGGTTCAAACTCTCCGGGTGCTGCATCTGGGTCAAAGACTCCCTCGTACTGGGACGCTCCCCGTACCAGTGGCAACACGAACCGGTCCTGTACGGGTGGAAGCCAGGCGGCAAACACAAGTGGTTCGCAGACCGGAAACAAACCACGATCTGGAATTTCGCCAAGCCCAGGAAGAACTCCGACCACCCGACCTCAAAGCCGCTGGACTTGTTGGCCTATCCGATCAAGAACTCCACCCAGGCAAACGCGGTCGTCCTCGACACGTTCGCAGGCTCCGGCTCAACCCTCATGGCGTGCGAAGCAACGGACCGGATCTGTTTCTCCATGGAACTGGATGAAAAGTATGCGTCGGTGATTTTGCGCCGGTATGCCGAAGCAACAGGGGATACCGCCGGCATCACCTGCCTAAGAGACGGCACCGAGTACAGCTACCTGGACTTGGTCAAAGAGGTCGAGAAATAGAGCCCAACATCTCTTCGATCGTCTCGAGCTTGCCCTTGCTATAGGGCGAGTTTAGAGCGTGTATGTACATACGCAAACGTCCCCTTGAGGAAAGGAACACCAGTGAAAACCCCACAGACGACGGGCCTTGTCATCACCCTCCCAGGCGCCCTCACCACGGTCGAGCTCGACCGGCTACGCGACCTGCTCACAGCCCGTGAAGCCCTCATCAGTGCCTCCCTGGGCGCGGACAGGGTCACGGTCGAGCTCACCGAGGATGGCGTGTCCTTCCCATGGTGGGACACCCTGCCAGACTTCGAAAACATCGCGATCTACAGCCAGTTCCTCGGCCTACTCATCGCCTATGCGAAGAACATCTCCAAGGTCACCACCAACCCCAAGCAGGTCACCAACGAGAAGTACGCGATGCGCTCCCTGCTGTATCGGATCGGGGCACACGGCCCGGAGCACAAGGACCTACGCCGCGCCCTGCTCGCCCCACTGACAGGGTCAAGCGCCTGGCCCACCCCACCAGCCACACAGCCCGCCACAGCGCCCCGTGTACGCCTGATCTCCACCGACGACCCCTACACCAACCTACGCGCCGGGGATGAGGGCAAGGTCGCGTTCATTGACGATGCCGGCACAGTCCACGTCGAGTGGGATAACGGCTCAAACCTCGGCCTCGTCCCAGGCGTCGACAGGTGGGAAACCCTTGAAAAATAAGGGATCCACACCACTCGATATCACCCTAGAAATGACTGGATAAGCACCGAACTCTATGGCTGTATATACATACCCGAACCGGATACAGCGAAAGGAAAAACAGCCATGAACACCACCCCGAAGACGAGCCTCGAAGAAGAAAACACTGCCCGCCTGATCTCCCGCGCCAACCGCCTAGGCTACATGGTCGAGACGATCGACCCGGACCGCACCTACCGGCCCATAACGATCCGCCCGGCCAGCCTCGAGGACTACACGCCCGAGTTGTACTTCAACGACAAGACTGGCTGGACCTGCCAGACCATGGCCTACGGAGCGAAAACCATCGACGAGATCCAACTGATCGCCGAAGGCTACGCCCGGGCGGTCGCGATGATCCGCGAACTCGACACCGCAACCGATCTCGCCCCCCACACCATCGACTAAACCCCCTACGCGCCGCCCCTCGAAACCGAGGGGCCGCGCTCTCTTAACTCGAGAGATGATGAGCACTATTTTCCCGCGAAAATAAGCCAAAAACGAGTGGATAAACCCGGGTGTCTATGGCTGTATATACATACCAAAACAACCACCAAGGCAAAAAGGGAAAACGGCAATGAACACCACGATCGAGCAACTGAACACCGAGACCGACTCCTACGGCGCGGTCCTGGCCTACGGCAACCTGGTCCTGGCCACAAAAGCCACCTGGACCAAGGCTCACGGGTACGGCAACGACGCCCGCCTCTACCGCCGCATTGAGGAACCTATTCCCGGCTGGGGCGAGAACAGCCGGTCCGCGATCGAGTGCCGCCTCGAACTCATCGCCACCGCCGAGCACTTGTTCGAAGATGCCGGGCATGCGATCGAATGGGCCTTCACCCAAGCAGCCACCCTCACCAAATAACCACAGACCAACGAAGGGGACAGGGTGAACATGGCAACCGAGTTCGAGACCGACAAGGCCACCATCCACACCGACAGCGTTGAGATCATGAAGCGACGCAAAGCCGAACTCGCACGCATCGAACGCGAAGGACGCACCACCAAGAACAGGTTTCGGATGCAGTGCCTGGCCCAAGAATATGCACGCCTGAAGGCCGAATATGAGAAGCTCGACGCCCTCATCTAACCCCAAGAATTTCGACTGAGCCCAGCCGGTGTGGCTGGGTTTTCTCATGCCCACTCGAGGAGGAAACCGTGAGTTCGTATGTGCCGACCCGGTTCGCCGCCCCAACCTCCCACTACGACAAACGCGCTGCTGATTATGCGGTCGCTTTCATCCAAGCGCTCACCCACACGAAAGGTCGCTGGGCCGGAAAACCGTTCGAGTTGATCGGCTGGCAGGAGCAGATCATCCGTGACCTATTCGGTACCCTCAAACCAGATGGGTATCGTCAGTTCACCACCGCCTACGTCGAAATCCCCAAGAAACAAGGCAAATCAGAGCTCGCCGCTGCGGTGGCCCTGTTGTTGACGTGTGGGGATGGTGAGCAGGCCGCCGAGGTGTACGGGTGTGCCGCTGATCGCCAGCAAGCCTCGATCGTGTTCGAGGTGGCAGCTGACATGGTGCGCCAATCACCAGCCCTCTCAAAACGCGTGAAGATCCTCTTGAGCCAGAAACGGATTATCTACAAACCCACCAACTCCTTCTACCAAGTCCTCTCCGCAGAGGCCTACTCCAAGCACGGGTTCAACATCTCCGGGGTGGTGTTCGACGAGCTCCACACCCAACCCAACCGGGCCCTGTTCGACGTCATGACCAAGGGCTCAGGTGACGCGCGTACCCAACCGCTGTATTTCCTGATCACCACCGCAGGCACCGACACCCACAGCATTTGCTACGAACAGCACCAGAAAGCTGAGGATATTCTCGCGGGCAAGAAACACGACCCCACCTTCTACCCGGTCATCTATGGTGCTGATGCGGATGATGATTGGACCGACGAGGCCGTCTGGGCGAAAGCCAACCCCTCACTCGGGGTGACCGTTCCAATCGACAAGGTACGGGCAGCCTGTAATTCGGCTCGGCAGAATCCGGCTGAGGAGAACACGTTTAGGCAGCTGCGGCTCAATCAGTGGGTGAAACAGTCGGTGCGGTGGATGCCGATGCATGTGTGGAACAAAAACAACGACTCGGTTGATCTTGCGGAGTTGGAGGGGCGTCCGTGTTACGGCGGGCTCGATCTGGCCTCCACAACGGATATCACGGCGTTCGTGCTCGTGTTCCCGCCCTACGGATCGGATGAGAAGTACCGTGTCGTGCCGTGGTTCTGGATCCCCGAAGACAACCTTTCGCTACGCGTGGCCCGGGATCACGTTCCCTACGACCTGTGGCACACCCAAGGCTTCCTAGAAACCACGGAGGGCAACGTCGTCCACTACGCACACATCGAACACCACATCGAACAGCTCGGCACCCGCTTCGATATCAGGGAAATTGCATTCGACCGCTGGGGTGCCGTCCAAATGAGCCAAAACCTCGAAGGTATGGGCTTCACCGTCGTCCCGTTCGGCCAAGGCTTCAAAGACATGAGCCCACCAAGCAAAGAACTCATGAAGCTCGCATTGGAGGGCAGGTTGGCCCATGGCGGCCACCCGGTGCTTTCGTGGATGGTCGACAACATTCACGTCCGCACCGACCCCGCCGGGAATATCAAACCCGACAAGCAGAAATCCACCGAGAAAATCGACGGCGTGGTCGCCACCATCATGGCCCTCGACCGCGCCATCAGGGGCGGCAGCGCAAATGTGGGCGCATCGGTGTACGACTCGCGGGGACTACTCGTGTTGTGAGTTGAGGGTGTCTGTGAGCCAGGCTGAAACCTCAGCGCGAAGCTCGTCGTCAGTCGGCAGTGGTGCGCAGAACACCAACTTCAGCGTCGCTATGAAACTGGTGAATCTGGTATCGGCGACGGCGAACGTCGTTGAGGAATATCCGCTGGGGAAATCCTCGCTGGGGCACGTCAGCCAATCAACGCGGCGCGTTCGAGGCGTGACGACAACGCGAAACCGGTGGCCGTCTACCTCGACGTTGACACTTTTACGTCGCGATATTCCCACGCAATCCATTCTCGCACTGAAAGGAGTACGAATGGGATTCCTTGATTGGCTGCGCGGCACACCCCGCCAAGCCACGAACCACCAGCTTTCTGGCCAGTATTCGTTCCTGTTCGGCCCCACCACAGCCGGGCGAACGGTGACCGAACGCTCGGCGATGCAGATGACCGCCGTCTACTCCTGCGTGCGCATCCTCGCCGAGGCGATCGCGGGCCTGCCGTTGCACGTCTACCGCATCGGCCCGGACGGATCGAAAATCAAGGCCACCGATCATGGCCTGTACCGGTTGCTGCATGATGAGCCGAACCCGGAAATGACCAGCTTCGTGTTCCGCGAAACGTTGATGACCCACCTGTTGCTGTGGGGCAACGCCTACGCCCAAGTTCTGCGCAACGGTCGTGATGAGGTGATCGGGCTGTATCCGCTCATGCCCAACCGCATGAGCGTCGGCAGGGACGAGGCAGGCCGCCTGTATTACGAGTATCAGACGTCTTCGGACGAACCGTATGGTCAGTGGGAGCGTGTCCGGCTTTCGCCTGCGGATGTGTTGCATATTCCCGGCCTTGGGTTTGATGGGCTGGTTGGGTATAGCCCTATTGCGATGGCGAAGAACGCGATCGGTATGGCGATGGCTACCGAAGACTACGGCGCGTCCTTTTTCGCGAACGGTGCAGCACCGGGCGGGGTGTTAGAGCATCCTGGCACGATCAAAGACCCCTCCCGCGTGCGTGAATCCTGGCAAGCCACCTTTGGTGGTGCACGGAACTCGAACAAGGTAGCGGTGTTGGAGGAGGGCATGAAATACACGCCCATCTCCGTGTCACCTGAGCAAGCACAGTTTTTGGAGACCAGGAAGTTTCAGATCAACGAGATCGCCCGGATCTTCCGCATCCCGCCGCACATGATCGGCGACCTCGACAAGAGCTCGTTTTCGAATATTGAGCAGCAGAGTCTCGAGTTCGTGAAATACACCCTCGACCCGTGGGTGATCCGCTGGGAGCAAGCCATCACCAAAACCTTGCTCAGCGCACGTGAGAAACCTGGCGTGTTTGTGAAGTTCAACGTCGAAGGGCTCCTGCGCGGCGACTACGTCTCCCGGATGAACGGGTATGCGGTCGCCCGCCAAAACGGGTGGATGTCCGCCAACGACATCCGCACTCTCGAGAACCTCAACTGCATCCCAGAAGACCAGGGCGGCGATCTATATCTCGTGAACGGCAACATGCTCCCGCTTGCCATGGCAGGCGCATACGCGGCCGTACAACCCGCCAGCGAGGAGACGCCACCAGGTCTGCCGCCGCCGGAAGGCGATCCGTCGCCTGGCGGGCTTGTACCTGACCAACTATTTGAGAGGAGGAGCCGGTGAGACGGTTCTGGAACTGGGAGCCTGCTGCTCCCACAAGTGAAAACCCGGCGGGTAGTGATACCAGCCGGGTTTTACGTATCAACGGGGTGGTTGCCGAAGAGTCCTGGTTTGAGGACGACATCACCCCAGCCCTGTTCGCTAGCGAGCTCAACGCAGGGAGCGGTGATGTGACGGTGTGGATCAATAGCCCGGGTGGGGATGTGGTGGCTGCCGCACAGATCTACAACATGCTCATCGACTACCCAGGCCACGTCCGGGTTTGTATCGACGGGATCGCAGCCTCAGCAGCCTCCGTGATTGCGATGGCCGGTTCCACGGTTGCCATGTCGCCGGTGTCGATGTTGATGATCCACAACCCCGCCACGCTCGCGATCGGGGATGCCGAGGAGCTGGGACGGGCGATCGACATGCTCGCCGCCGTCAAAGACAGCATCATCAACGCCTACGAGCTGAAGACTGGCATGTCGCGGGCGAAGCTCGCCAAGCTCATGGATCAAGAGACCTGGATGGACGCGCGGGCCGCGATCTCGATGGGGTTCGCCGACGAGTACCTCACCCGCAACGCCAAGCCCGCCAACCCCGACGATCCTGACGAGGACGACGATCGCGACGAAGAGTCAGACGTCGACGAGCCGGATGAGGATGGTTTGCCGCCGGGCAAGCCCAAGAAGATCGGCAATATCACCCCGCTACGCGCTTCTGCTGGCGGGGTTGTGTATTCCCGCAAGCCTGCTGAGCAGCGTCTCGTTGCTCACCTCACCGATCACCGGCCACCCACCACACCACCTGTGACGCAGCCGTCTACTGCGCCGGTGGGGCGGCGGGTGGTTGACCTGTATGCCGCCCTGATTAATCAAGCCCACTAACCCTTTGAAGGAGAACATTTTCATGTCCACGATGACTATTTCTGACCTGCGCACCAAGCGTGCCGAGACCTGGGAGAAGGCGAAGGCCTTCCTCGACGAACGCCGCGACCTTGAGACCGGTTGCCTGTCCGCTGAAGACGACCAGACCTACGCCCGCATGGAAACTGAGATCGACAAGCTCACTAACGAGATTGCTCGGGCTGAGCGTGCTCAGCGCCTGGACGCTGACCTCGCCAGGGCGACGCATGCTCCGCTCACCTCGATGCCTGGCCAAACCGGCGAGACCGAACCGGCGAAGACCGGCCGCGCCACAGCCGCCTATAGCCGGGCGTTTTGGGATGCGATGCGCCTGAATGCCTCACCCCTCGAGGTCCGCAACGCCCTGAGCGAGGGCGTCGACACTGAGGGCGGCTACCTGGTGCCAGATGAGTTCGAACGCACCCTCGTACAGTCCCTGGCTGACCAGAACGTCATGCGAGGCTTGGCGAAGGTTATTCAAACCACCAGTGGGGATCGGAAGATCCCGGTCGTCTCCACTCACGGCACGGCAGGCTGGCTCGATGAGGGCAAGCCGTATACCGAGTCCGACGAAGTATTCTCCCAGGTGACGCTGTCGGCGTTCAAGCTCGGCACTTTCCTTAAAATCTCAGAGGAACTGCTCAACGATGCGGCCTTTGACGTCGAGGCGTATTTGGCCTCGGAGTTTGCTCGCCGGATCGGCGCGGCCGAAGAAGAAGCATTCCTTGTCGGCACCGGTACCGGCCAGCCGACCGGCATCTTCACCGCTGGCGGCGGTCAGGCGGGCGTCACGACCGGGAAGCCGACCGACATTAGCGCGGATGAGCTCATCGACCTGCACTACAGTTTGCGGGCTCCGTATCGCAAGAACGCGGTGTGGCTGATGAATGATTCGACCGTCAAGACGGTGCGCAAGCTCAAGGACGCCCAAGGCCAGTACTTGTGGCAGCCCGCCCTCACCGCAGGCAGCCCGGACTTGATCTTGGGTAAGCCGGTGCATACGTCGGCGTTCGTGCCCGAGATTAAGGCCAGCGCGAAGACGGTGGCGTTCGGTGATCTCGGCTATTACTGGATCGCCGATCGGCAGGGGCGCTCGTTTAAGCGTCTGAACGAACTGTTCGCCACGAGCGGTCAAGTTGGGTTCCTCGCCTCGCAGCGCTTGGACGGCAAGCTCGTGCTTCCTGAGGCCGTGAAGGTGTTGACCCAGAAGGCCACCGCCTAACCCCGAACAACCCCAGTAGAGAGGAGGTGGCAGCCCCGATGGCCACACCAACACTGCCCGCCGAACTGGTGGAGCTTGTGAAGGCGAATCTGATCCTCACCCACGACGAAGACGACGCCTTGATCGGCTCGCTGGTGGGGGCTGCCACCTCCTACGCGGTTGCCTACCAACACCTACCCGACGGCTACTACGAGGATCACCCGATGTCGGGGACGACACGTCAGGCGATCGTGTTGCTGGCGACGCATTTCTATGAATCCCGTGACGGATCGACCGCCGGATTCTGGGCAGATAAGCCGGAGGCGGCGAAAGCCGTGTGGAACGCGGTCAACAATCTGCTCAGGCTCGACCGCGAATGGAAGGTGTGAAGAGCGATGGCTGGGATTGGTTCCATGCGCGAGCACATCGACGTGATCGCGCCGGTGACGGTGCGGGATAAGGCCGGGTTCACGTCGACGTCAGATCGGATTGTGGCTACGGTGCGGGCGTATCGGGAGACCCGGCACGCCACGAGCGCGTGGGTGAACCGCGCTGCGTATACGAACGCCACCGTCCTATTCCGCATCCGCGCCATGCCCGGCCTCGAGGTCACAGAAGCCATGGAAATCGCCACCCATGATGGCCGGTTCGTGATTGACACGGTCGAAGTGATCGGCCGCTATATCGAAATACTGGCCCACCAAGACGCGCCAGAAGGAATTGCCTAGCTCGCTTGGTCGAAGATCTTCTTCTGCTCAGCGAGGTAGTCCTCCAAGCTCACCAACTGGCCTAGTTCAACTTGCTCGAACTCGGCCGGTGCATTGTGGACGATGAAGTTGCGGCTGTAGTCGATCAGCGAATCGAGGACGTCGCCCTCGATGAGGTCGGTTGTCGACTTTCCAGTCAGCGCTCGAAGCTCTCCAAGGGAGCGGTCAAGCTCGTCAATCACCTTAGCGTTCATGTTCTGAGCAACGATCGCTTTGAAATACGCCGACATCGCAGCCTGAAACTGTCTATCGGCCTTGTTGATCTTCATGCGCTTCATGGTTGAAACAGCAATCGCTGTTCCTCCGATGGCGGCAGTAGCCACAGTCCCGACAATCAACGTTGTCTTGTTCGCCTTGGCGAACGCACGGGCTGAAGCGAGTGCCTTGTCGAACTGCGGAGTAGGGACTTCCTTCAAATGCATCACGATGTGGCCCGCACCATCTCGTACGACGCCTCCGTACCGAACCAGCTCGCCAGTAGCCAGTCCAGCCTCGATGCGCGCGGGAATCGCGAAGGCAACCTGCTCAATCGACATAGATGCCATCCCTTCAATAACCGCAGCTCAATTTCCGTAACTCTTGATTCAAGTCTAAAACTTCCCTCGACACAAGGAAACGTGATGGCACGGGTTCACATTCAACTCCCCAACAACTTCATCGACGCTTTGCAGGCTGCGTCCACGTTGCTCGACGCTGCTGCAGGCGACGTGCTCAATGCTGGTGCTGGCGTGGTTGAGCCGCGCCTTCGTGCCAACCTCACTGCCGCGATCGGCCAAGGGGCAACACCATCACGATCCACCGGGCAACTCCTAGCCGCGTTGGGTACTACCTCGGTGAAAGTGAACTCGAGGGGTGAGCACAACCTGAAGATCGGGTTCGCCGAAAACCGTCGCGATGTCCGGTCGAACGCGCTGATCGCCAACGTCCTCGAACACGGCAAGAGCAACCAGCCCGCACGGCCGTTCCTCGCACCCACCCGCTCCCAAACCCGCAGACCCGCAACAGAGGCAATGAAACAAACACTTGCCGCACGCATGAACCAGGTGGCACCATGACCCCTTTGCTGGAACGCATCACTGCCGTCGCTGATCGCCTCGGGTTGCCGATCGCGGTCGGCCTTTACACGGCCACACCGCTGCCGGACACCTATCTCGTCGCCACACCCTTGGCTGACGTGTTTGACGTGTTCGCCGACAATCAGCCCGGCGTCGAGGTCGAAGAAGTACGCCTCAGCCTGTTCACGAAAGGCAACTACCTCGCCGAACGTGACCGGCTCACTACCGCGCTACTCGATGCCGGTTTGGTTATCACGGCTCGCCGCTATGTCGGTTTCGAACCTGACACAGGTTTTCATCATTACGGCGTTGATCTCGCCGCACACAACCCCTACAACATTCTGGAAGGAATTTAGCCCCATGGCCACGATTGGTTTGGACAAGCTCTACTACGCCACGATCACCGAAGACCCGGACACGGGTGAGGAAACTTACGCCGCCCCGAAACAGCTCGCGAAAGCCATCTCCGCCGAACTGTCGGTCGAGGTAGCTGAGGCCATCTTGTATGCCGACGACGGCGCATCGGAGATCGTGAAGGAATTCAAGTCCGGCACCCTCACGCTTGGCGTCGATGAGCTCGGCGGTGAGGCGGCAGCGGCGCTGACGGGGGCGACCCTGGATGCCAACGGAGTGCTCATCTCCACCTCGGAGGATGGCGGCACGCCGGTGGCGATCGGCTTCCGCGCCGCACGCTCCAACGGCAGATACCAGTACTTCTGGCTCTACCGGGTGAAGTTCGCCCTGCCGACCACGACGCTCGCCACCAAAGCCGACTCCATCACGTTCTCGACCCCGTCGATTGAGGGCACGATCCTGCGGCGCAACAAGCCCGACAGCAAGGGACGGCATCCGTGGAAGGCCGAAGTCACCGAAGGCGCAACCGGGGTGAGCCAGGAGATCATCACTGGCTGGTACGCCGCAGTGTACGAGCCCGCAACCGATGCAGTAGCCGCAGGCTAAGGGAAAGGGAGCAGCCAACAATGTCGAAGACCACGATTCCGGCGACTGACCCCACCCGGACTGCTGTGGTGGTGATTGGTGGGGAGGAGTTCGAGCTGGTGCTCACCACCCGCGCCACCCGAGTCATCGCAGAGCGCTACGGCGGCCTGGAACACCTCGGCGAAGCATTGGAGTCCTCGAGTGATCTGGGTGCGACGTTGGGTGAGGTGATCTGGCTGATCACCCTCTTGGCGAACCAGTCCGTCGCCATCCATAACCTGCGCCACCCAGACAACCCCCGCCCCGAACTCACTGAGGAGACGGTGGAGCTGCTGACCGTGCCTGCCGATCTGTCCGACTACCGGGGTGCGATCGCCGAAGCTCTGCAGCGCGGCACCCGCCGAGTGATCGCGACCGAGCCAGACCCAAAAGCCACGAAGGCGAAGGCCGGGTAATCGACTCGCCGGAGGCGGTGTTCACCCGGCTCACCTACATCGGCATCGCTCACCTTCACCTGAGCCGGGTGGAGGTGAGCTTGATGGTGTTCGGGGAGTTGCTCGACCTCATCGACTGCTGGCGGCTGGAAACCAGCCGAGCCAAGCCACTGCGTCAGTGGTTCATCGACGACATCATTCCGTCTGGCATCTAGCCACACGAAGGGAGGCGAACACCCATGGCTGACAGCTCGTTTGGTTTAAAGATTGGTTTGGAGGGTGAGCGGGAGTTCAAGCGGGCGATCACGGACATCAACCGTGAGATGCGGGTGCTCGGCTCGGAGATGAAGCTGGTCGCCTCCCAGTTCGACAAGAACGACCAGTCCGCTGAGTCCCTGACGGCCAGGAATCAGGTGTTGGGTAAGGAGATCGAGGCACAGAAAGCCAAGATCGACACCCTCCGCCAAGCCCTGCAGAATTCGGCCACGTCGTTTGGTGAGAACGATTCGCGGACGAAGAACTGGCAGATCCAGCTCAACAATGCCGGAGCCGAACTGAACAAGCTCGAAGGCGAACTGAAGTCGAATAACGACGCGCTCACCGAGTTCGGTGACGAGGCTGACGGTGCCGGTGACGATGCCAAAGACGCCGCCAAGGACGCAGGCCGACTGGAGGACGCAGTCGATGATCTCGGCGA